AAATTTTGCTTTAGTGATCGGACCCTTGTGCTTGAAGCGAGCGATGAAAAGATCTTTACCTTTTCCTACACGAGTTGGGTGAACATTAGGACCATCTTCATATACTGGACGACCATAGTACTCTCCTGTGTATGTAAGGTATCCACCGTGGAAGTTGAAGTCTGCTTTGTTGAACTTTGTCATAATCTATTCCTTTTCATTTGTTAATATCAATATAACTGATTCTAAACAAAATGTCAATAGTTAATTACCTCAAACTCCTTTTATTTCTTTATATTTTTTACGGACCGCAAGAAAGTGCTTAAGATAGTCAAACGTATTAATTTTGAATACTTGCGATTCTGATCCGTCAACCGCGATTAGGATCGCGGCCTGTTTGATTGGAATTCCGGTGCGCTCGAGAAAAGCCGCCGCGTAAAACGAGGCTTGAATGAAGTATGACTGAATCCATTCTTCTTTCTTTGGTTTTCGAGATGTCTTAAAATCTATAATTGATAATTCATTGTCATATTCTGCAATACAATCTACCTGTCCTGCACATTTTAGTTTATCACTATAAAGGAATTCTTCTTGCATCCATACGTTATCTATACGTCCATCCATTATTTTTCGTAAGTCATTAAACGTATTTAAGTTGGCAGGCATGTGTTTGCCTTTCCAATCTTCTTTATTGTTTAGGTAATCTTCTGCTAGTGTGTGAACAGCTGTTCCTCGCCCAGCGGCCTGACGAGAAATTTTGTTTGCTTCTTCTTCGCCAACGCGGGCCCGCCAAGCTAGAATTCCTTCTTTGCTTAATATACCTAATACCGTTGTGATAGATGGATATGCATTACCGTCAGGTGTAAAATACTTACGGCCTGTTTCACTAGTTTTGCGAGTGAGTTTTGGGAGCACTAATCCGTGCTCTACATGATTAAACATTTTTGATTCCTTTAATACTAGTTCCAATATATACTAATATTAAAAAAATGTCAATAGTTTTTAACCTCTTCGTCGTATCCTTGGTCGCGGATAAACTCTTCTTCCATAATAAACAGGATCTCCATCAACCGTTCGCGGCCTAAAGTTTCTTGTTGGAAACGTTCCCCCATTTATCGGTCTTTGATTTGCCCATCTAGCAAACTTGTTTGGCGCCCCTTGAAGACTTAAAACTTCCATGGGATCGTCTTCGCCTGTATCACCCATTTGATTTTCGTTACAAAAATCTACGAGCCACTGAATTGATTCTGTCTGAGTCATATTGGGCCAATGCTCAGCAAGGCATGCAAGCATGCCACACACTTGAGGAGTAGCCATACTAGTTCCTTGGTACTTTCCAAGGTAGTAAGCATTGTTTCTTGCGTCATAGACAGATGATCCGGCAGTACCGGAAGCGGTATGAAGGGAACTCTGTATTGCAGTACCTGCGGCAAATATATCTACTTGGCTACCACAATTACTAAAATTACCTTTATAATCTTCTTTATTAATTCCAACGGCGCCAACAGTTATATTAAGAGCGATGCCAGCACCGCCACCGTTTCCACGATGTAACCACCATGAAAAAGTACTTCCGTTAAATGCTGCAAGAAACGAATTATTATAATCTTGGTCTGATGAATTAACTATTTTCCATGATTCATTGCCAGCGGCCGACATCGTAATTATGCCATCGTTTATTGCATCTTCGAAATCTGAAGTTCTTGATGTAGAATAATATGGGATCGGTCCGGGTGAAGTGTCATTTGTAAAGAAACCTCGCGCTTGCAGCTCTGCGACGGTTAGTGCTCTTCCTGGTGAGTACGTTACACCACGAAAAGTTGCTGAAGTCACCGCCCCAAAAGAACCGGTATTGTATGTAATTGCTGACCCGTAACTATGATTTGTAACAGTAGGATTTTTCCTTCCAGTCACTGGATTAATTGGTTTATTATTATGCCAAGCTCTTACGTAATCCCAATAAGTTGAAGAGTCTAGACCAAGAGTACCAAAACTTGGATTTGTTCCATATATACTTATATTGTATATATTGGCGTCTCGAGCCCAACCTTGAGTATTCCCCGCTACGGTTCCGCCCACGTGAACACCATGATCATTATCGCTAGTTCTTCCAGCGTTACTAGAATCAACATACGGTGTATAAGTGTATGTGCCAGTTCCAAATCCTATGTTATTTTGAAACCAGTTATATTGATTAATTCTCGATCCGCCAGAGCCATCTGAGTTGGCAGCAAATTCTGGGTGATTTGGATCTATGTGCCCATCAAAAATAACTACATCAACATTCCTCCCAGACGCGGTTATTGTTACATCATCTGTTATTACTGACGTACCGTTATCTCCCCAGTTAGATCTGTTTGAAGATTCGGTTTGTCTTAAAAATCCCCAGTTTATATCAGTATCAGAAGTGTATGGTGGCCCACCTGCACCCCAATCTTTAGCAAACAAACCATTTTCAATTTTATATCCAGCCGGCCGAGTTGATAGTTCTAAAAGCTCAAGGAGTTCAACTCCCCAAACTCTTTCGTCTTGGCGTATCGTTTCTGCTTCTTCGTCAGTTAACATGTAGTGAGTATTTCTGCTTATAGGTCTTTGCTTGGCAACATCAACAGCTCTGTCTGGAATATATAAATTTCCACCTGGCGTTTGCATATCTTCGTAAAAATCGTCCAGATCTTCACGATTATAAAGAGTAACGATCCATTCTCTTAACATTTGTTATGCCTCTAATTGAAGCGCAGTAACTGCTACCTGCACTGTGCTAGTTGATCCTGATTTATTTGTTACTCTCATTGGTATAGTTGTTGTTGCTGGAGCTTCTCCATTATATCCAAATACACCCGGTGAAATGACAACGGTTTCAGCGCCATTTGTTATAACTTCTAGGATTACGCCTGCATCTGGATCTGGGTCTGTAAGCTCGTTTCTACTTGCATCGGCCGTTCTGCTCGCCGCATTGATATATAATCTAACCCAAGCTGCCCGGTCAGTTGTGATTGTGTAGACCACATATCCTTTATAGCCAGTTAAGTCAACGTTTTCACTTACATCATTTGCTAATGAAGATGTCGTTGTTGTTAAATTGGCTCTTGAAGCAAGGCCAGTGCCGCCGCCGCCACTACAGTCATGATTTCCCTCGTGCCATACAGTGTATCCATTAACTTTTACACCATTATCCGTTGGAGCTCTAAAATGTATTTCGTCATCCGCGTCGTTTGTCACTTGAAGAGTAAGTTGAGTAGCTTCTCCGCCACCTGTTCTTAAATCAATCATTGCGGTATCACCCGACCCCCCATACGCATCAACAGGAAACTTAATACCGCTCGTTGTTGCGTATATCGCATTCGTTGTTCTAACAGACCCGTCTTGATCTATCCTAAAGATTGTATTATCCCTATTCACCGTGTCAGTATAAGGATCTAAGTCATTATAGAAGCCAAAGTAATTCGAATCTTCACCCACATTATTGTTATCATCAATAAACAAATACATGGATTGTTTTGAGTGAAACGCCACACTATTAGTTGTATCTGTTGGTTCATCATAGTAGCAATCTACACAATCAATGCTGCCTGCCCCGGTAGTTCCTTGTGTACCCTGTGTACCTCCACTTCCACTGCCCCCTATTAGATAATTATTCTCATCAAAGGAAGATCTCCAGGTAGTAATCTTGTTATCTGGGTTGTTATAGAAACGGCCTGGTTCTGTAATGTCATTAAACGACGCAGCTCCTACTAACTCTTTATAATACGGCAGGGTTACTTGTGAGCCGTAAACTTTACCAGATACAACATCATAAACAACATTGTCTGTGGATGAAACACCGCTAAAATCACCTTTAAATCTCGCATCCCCTTGACTATGAGCCATGTAACCGTAAGCTTTTGGACCTCTAAACTTTTCGAGAACTGGATTGCTAGTTAGATCAATGGTAAGAGTTGAAGCTTGGCTCAATAATGCACTACCAAATGGAGAAGTTTTTACAGTTATTATATCGCCTTGCCTATCTACGTCAACGATCGTAGATCCAAGTGAATGCCAAACACCGGTCGTTGGCACCGCAGGAGATCCGTCGGCAATAATCTGCTCATCGCTTTGCAGAATATTATATGAAACACCCCATGTACGCGCTCCTTGAGTACCGCCGCCAGTTCTAAATGCTGTTAGTGTGTGTTCTCTATAACCTGCCTGCCCAAAAGTTCCTTCTGTTATATACGCAAGAACAACACCAATCGTATCGTTGTCGTACTGGCCACTTCTTAAAGTGTATGATAAGGTATAGTATGAATACTCAAGATCCGAAACAAAGCCAACAGCAGTGCCCGTGTTGGTTACCCCAACGATTTCTTGTGTTCCGGCATCAAACTGCCATTGCGACGAAGCAGTTTCAGCCGCGTTTGCTGGATAATTTGTTCCTGAATTGTGTGAAAACCTATACCAATTGTTAAAGATCTCCTGTGGCGTCGGTGCCGATGGGCCGGGTTCGGTAAAATAGGCTGCAGCTTCGCTTTCACTCGTTACAATAATAGGTTCTATATTTACAAGATCATCAAACGCTGCGTTATTTGTATCATCCTGAGTATTATAGAGTACTTCACCTTCTTGACCTATCGGTAATGTTGTCCCACCGCCCGGTCCTATAGAGCCCTGGGTACCCTGCGTCGACCCTGCCTGTCCTTGAAGGCCATGGCCAACCAATCCTTGGAAACCCTGAAATCCTTGAAATCCTTGAAATCCTTGAAATCCCTGAAATCCCTGATTCCCTTGAGAACCCTGAGTACCTTGAGAACCTTGAACTCCATAAATACCCTGTAAGCCAGTATCACCTCGTATACCTTGGCGACCTTGGGCACCTTGAGTACCAGCCCCGGTCTTACCTTGAGTACCTTGCTCGCCTAGGCGACCCTGAATGCCTTGGAATCCTTGTACTCCTTGGATGCCCTGCATACCTTGGACACCTTGATTTCCTTGAAGTCCCTGAATGCCCTGAATACCCTGTAGTCCTTGAATACCCTGGATACCTTGTACACCTTGAATACCTTGGCGACCCTGAATACCCTGGCGACCTTGAGTACCCTGCATACCCTGCACACCCTGAATACCTTGCTCGCCTTGCATACCTTGAATACCTTGGCGACCCTGAATACCTTGTAATCCTTGACGACCTTGAATACCTTGGCGACCTTGAATACCTAGCGTTCCCTGTATGCCTTGAATACCTTGTTCGCCCTGAATACCTTGCACACCTTGCCCAGGGCCACGTAAACCCTGAATACCTTGTACACCTTGGTCACCAGTAATACCTTGGAAACCAGCATTACCAGTACCTTGAATACCTTGCCGACCGTACGAGCCTTGAACACCTTGGCTGCCTTGCGTGCCTTGTTCGCCTTGAATACCTTGCATACCTTGCATGCCTTGGATACCTTGAATACCTTGAATACCCTGAGGACCAACGATATTTCCTACGTTTATCCATTCTCCACCATCGTCAGGAGTAAACGTCCACAGGTCGTTTTCCAATTCATCTATAACCGCATCACCTGGTACAGCATCTGGGAAGGCTGTTTCCAATATTACTTGTGGGTCAAATGTAGGAGCCTGATTTACGTCTGCTATAGTTCCAAGTATTCTAAACGGGTTACCTGTGTTACCTTGTACACCTTGTACACCTTGGATACCCTGCATGCCTTGAGTACCTTGAGAACCTTGGCGACCTTGAATACCTTGAAATCCTTGGAAACCACGATTTCCTATGATACCTTGTGAAGCCTGACTACCTTGAAGACCCTGTCCAACCGGACCCTGGATACCTTGTACACCTTGAATACCTTGTACACCTTGAATACCTTGGCGACCTTGAATACCTTGAATACCTTGGCGACCTTGAATACC